TGCCGCAGGCGGGGATCAGGACGGGCACGAGGTTGGCGGTCGTGAGGGTCGGCGCAGCTCCGGTCGCGGGCATGGCGATCAGCATGGTCGTGGTCGAGAGCACGCGGTAGACGGCGAAGGTGAAGCCATTCACCGAGGTGTTGCCGGTCGCGCCCGTGATCTGGAAGTAGGTGAAAGTGCCCTGCTGCGAGCCGCCGCCGAAGGAGGTCGGGCCGTGGTGCGTGGTCGGGTTGGTGATCGACTTGATGCCGTTCGGCAGGAGGAGCTCGGTGTAGCCGTGGGCGGCGGTGGTCGTCACGAGCGCGGTGTTGCAGCCGGCGAGGGTCGCGGCGCCGGTGTTCTGCAGCGCGAGCCCGGTGAGCGGGATCGGCACGGCCGTGGTCGAGTACTGCGGCTGGACGAAGACGCTGCCGGGAGGGGCGATCTGTTGGTTGGGCATGACGTCCTCCTACAGCCCGCTCACGCCGACGAAGCCGGTGACGCGGCCGCAGCTCTTGGGCTTGGTGTTGACGATCTGCCAGGCATTCACAACCACGCCGATATACCCCAGCTGGTAGTTAGGAATGGTCGACTCGAAGCCCGAGAAGTTAAACGTCGCCATGTCGTGCCAGTAGGCGTTGATGTAGTTGTTGTTGAGCATGTAGATCGTGCCGGCGTCGGCGGCGGGGACGTAGGGGTCCATGTAGACCGGCATGCCGGCGACGTCCAAGGCCTTGAAGGCGGAGCGCGGTCGGTCGGCGTCACTATCAAACGCATTGCCGGGGGTGATGACATAGCTCTCGGCTCCGACGTAATCCTGTGCCAATGCGGCCCACGTACCAGCGTCCGTGACGCCAAAGGAGGGATGCTCGCCGCAATAGTTGTTGAGGCCCACGATCCACTGCAGCACCAGCTTGCGGGTCGGCGGCACGCTGCCGGCAGCGCGGACATACGACTGCCACCACGTGTTGGCGCTGCGTGAGATGTTGCCGTAGACCGGCATGTTGGTGCCGTCGTCGATGGCGCCGTCGAGGCCTATCGCGCGGTTGTTCGTGAGACTGGTGTTGCTGTACGCATCCGTCGCCATGAAGTGCATCGTCGCGTTGGTCGCATCATTCATGCGCGCTTGGATCAGCGGTATGACGGCGTGGTCGACCTGCACGAGGCCTTCAGTGCCCAAGAACGGGATCGGCGTCAGCACCAGCTGCAGGTTGAATTCGGCATCCTGCACGGCCTGCAAAGAGGGCGGCGGCGAGAAGGTGCCGGAATAATCCCCGGCGGAGGCCACCACGAGTGGTGAGCCCTGCACCGGCACCGTTACCGAGCTGACGCCACCGCCCGCAGACTGCGCGTTCGCGAGGAACGAAGCCATCAGCGGCGTCGCGTTGTAGATCTGGATGATGAGCTGCGGAATGAACGCCCGGCGTGTGATCGCGGACAACTCGTTGAACTGCGGACCTGCTTGTGGGAGTAGACCACCTGGGACCGGCATAAACTAACTCCTTACCGGCCAGTGCGCGCGCGGCGCAGCATGTCGGTGATTCCCTCGTGGGCGATTTTCTGACCGCGGCGGATGCGTTCGGCCGGCGTCATCTTGCGCCAGTCGGGGGGCAGGACGTCGGCGGGGCCGCGGCCGGTGGGTCCGCCGTAGGTGTCGGCCGAGGGCTCGGCCGTCTCACGCTGCAGCGTTGCGAACTTGAGCGCCGCATCGAATGAGCCGATCCCCTCGTCCTGGGCGAGCTTGCGGATCTCATCCGCCGTGAACCCAGCCGCCTCGGCAGCTCTGTCTTCCTTCTCGTGGCGCCGCGCGGTGCGGTCCTCGATGCTGCGCGCTTCCTGTTTCTCCTCCCACTTCGCCTGCCGGTCATCGAGCGATTTCATCTGATCGCGCAGGTCGAGCTCGGGGAACTGCAGGTCGGGCTTGATCTTGCGGGCGAGGCGCTTCCACTCCTCCTGAGCGGCAGGATCCTTGGCCTGGAGGAGGAGCTGGCCGAGGCCGAGCGCCTTGCGCTCATCGGGTGAGAGGTCATCGACGGCCATGGGCTCTCCCGGCGCGGCGGCGACTCAGGCGCGGTGAGCGCGGCAGATTCTTCCGCATGGGCATCGAGATTGGCGGGCGTGCGCTCATACAACATCTCCCGTGCCGGTGAGGCGCTTGTCGTTCTTGTTGATCATCTTCTTGGCACTCGATGCGCCACCCATTTCCATAAACCGAGGAGGGTTGCGGTTGCGGTTGTGCTCTTTGGCGTTCGATGTCGGGTCACGGAGCGTGCCGGCGTTGGGGGCCAGGAAGCGGCGACGGTTCTCGGAAGCCATGTGTCATCTCCTTGAGCTCGAGCGAGTGCCGCGGTTGGTCGGTCCCCGTTTGGCGTAACGGAGGAGCGGCGAGTCGCGACTGCCGGGTATGCGCATACGGTTGGTGTCGATGGTCGGGCGCGTGGCGCGCTGCTCGTTGCGGAGCCAAGTCGGGTCACGGCCGTTCATGGCGTGGGTCCTTCGGCTCCTGCGGGCGGCGCTCCCGGCCCCGGCGGTGATGCACCTGGTGGAAGTCCTCCCGGGCCTTGAGGAGCTGGCGGGGCGCCCGGTGGCTGCTGCTTATCCAGCATCACGTTCTTCATCTGCGCGGGACTCACGCCCTGATCGTCCTCTTCGGTCTTGCCGGTCTGCTTGACGACTGCGCGGATGATGTCGAGGTACATCTTTCCCAGCGGGGTATGTGACCCCGCTAAGGGAAGTGCGTCTTCCGCCATGCGGAGGATCAGTTGCGCACGCGCGCGGGCGGCGGCTTCGTGGCCGCGGGGCGACTGGGGAGCCATCGCGGGAGCGGCACCGGGAGTGGGTTGACCGCCCAGGGCCATCGGCGTCGGTGGAGGTGCACCGGCAGCGGGACCGGGCGGAGGAGGCGCAGCACCGGGGGGCGGACCGCCCTGCGGCGGTACACCGGGAAGTTGATCGGCGGGGGTCGCCATGCCCACCGGCTAGCGCGGGACGAATCCTGCGCCAAACGCCCGAGGACCGGCAAGTGCCGGCCCCCGGATTGCGCTAACCGTCGACTCTAGCGACGGCGATAACGACGGCGACGCGGCAGCTCTTTGTAGTCCATGTCATTGCTCCGGGTAAGTGGTTCCCGGCGTGCTTGCGAAGGGGGAGTCTATCACCGGCCTTTGCGGGCTCTCATGCGGCGGGCGCGGCGGGTCTGACGCAGACGACGTAAGCGGGCCATGGGCTTCTCCTACCCCGGCGTGCCCTGCGACTCTACTCCGCCACCGTTCGCCCTGCTGCCCCGCGCGCGTCCGCGGATACCGGCGAGCTGGGCCTTCTTCAGCTCGAACTGCTCCTGCTCCTGATGCTGTTTCGCTTCGAGCGGCTCGATTTCGTTCTCCAGTTCGTAGATGAGCTGCTCACGGTTCGGTATCGAGAGCATCCGCAGCGCGCTCTTGCGGGTAATCATCTTTCCCTTGAGCAGCTGGAAGACGAGCGCGGTGAGGTCATCGACGAAGATCGGGCTGTTCGAGTGCGCGTCCACTTTCACGAGGAAGTCGTCGGGGAGCTGCTTGAGGATGAACTCCTCCTTCTCTTTCTTCCCCGGCTGCACCTCGGCCTCGAAGTGCGTCGGGTCGTACTTGCGCATCAGCTTCAACGTGTACGTGGCGAGCGCTTCGAGGGAGTCTTCAATAATGAGTGCGCGCTTGCGGGCGCGGGCCGATCCCAACTTAGCTAGATCCATGGCGTGACCGCCCGCTCTCACTCCGGGGGGATTCTTGCCCTGGGTGATGGGCGGCAGTCCCGAGGTGTTCTCGAAGTCGGCATCGTTGCGCTCGAGGCGCGCGTAGAGGTCGGCGGGCAGCTCGATCTGGATGCGCTCGGCGCGCGGTCCTCCGCCCCCGGTGCCGGCCGGATCCGGCTGGTTCAGGAGTCCATTCGGCGTGTCGAGCGTGTACTGCAGCTCGTAGAGGTCGCCGGGGAAGCCGGAAGTGGTCGAGGGCGGGTGGGCCTGCAGATCGCAGAGGTGGTCGATTTGAGCCAAGTAGCGGTTGCGCTGCATCTGCAGCGGGATGAGCCGCTCAACCTCGCTGATGCCCCAGAAGTAGTGAGGATCGGGGTTCGGGCAAATCTGGATGAACGGCGGATCGTGCGGCAGTCCCCCGGCCTCCTCGTTCGGTCGGTCGAAGATCGGGATGTCGGGGTCGGCGAAGGTCGCGATGCGGTAGTCGTGGAGCCGGTCGTCCCACACGTACAGCTCGCACATCTCGATGAGCTCCTCCTTGACGCGCGGCACGTACTGGAGACTCGCCTCCGACATCCAATCCACCGTGCCGACTCCAGTGGGTGGACCCACCGTTCCCCCGAGCGGCGACTGCGCGCTCATCACGATGCGGTCGATTCCCGCCTCCTGCGCCTCGATCATGCCCGAGGCCCTTGTCGCCACCTTGCGCAGGATCTCCTCCAGGCGCGGCACCATGGCGAAGTCGTTGCGGGCTTGGCTGAGAGTCATGCTGTACCAATGGCAGAAGGCCTCCTGCTTGGACAACATCATGGTGTCCTCACGGAGCACTCCGAAATTATGGGGATACACCACGCCCGGGTAGGGGACATTTCCCCGCCACAGCGGCTTGATGAACATCGAGTCGAACACCAGCGCTCGAAGTAACGCCGCGCCGAAAATGATGTCCGTATTCGAGGCGTGCCAAACGGTGTTCACCTGATTGTTCACGACCGGCAACCACTGACGGTAGGGGAGCGGTATCGCGGCCCCGAGTTCGGTCGAGAAGCGCGTCGTCTCCTGCGAGTAGAGGAAGGCGGTCAACTGATCCAGGTGCGGCCAGATCTTGTTGGCGGCGGGGGGGCCGGTCCCTAAGTCGATGTCGGTGTTGGCGAGACTCGCATCCGTGCCGTACAGCCAGTAGTAGCGCCGCGAGGTGTACCTCACCCGCCGGTCATCGCGACTGACGCGGCAGCGGCCGATCAGCTCGCGGAAAAAATCAAACCGCTTGAATCGGTCGCGCCGCGAATCTCCTTGCGGAATTTTCATCGAGCGTTCCTATGTGCTTTCTGACGGCCGCATCGAAGAGTTCGACCTCGACGATGGAGCGCCAGGTGCCCGGGGCGTGGCAGACCACGGTCGTGAGGATGCCGTCCACGCGGGTCGACACGACGAGGGTTCCTTCGACGGAGGTGTTGTACGTCTCGGCCTCGAGCTCGTAGACGCTGCGGACGCCGCGCGCGTCCCCGGTCACAATCCGAAACACTCTCATCGGTCACTCCTCGGCTTGCCGGCGTACATGAGGGGGGGGAGCGGTTCAAGGGGCGGGGAGCCGTAATGGCGGGTCTTGCCGTCCTTGCCGGTGCGCCACTCGGTGCGGTTGTAGGGGTGGCCGAAGCCGGAGTTGGTGAGTCCGTTGGCACCGTGGGGAAGCTTCGCCACATCGACTTGACCCGACAGACCCGCCACGTTCCACGTGGAGCCGGCCTGCGCGGTGATTGGATTGCGGGACTTCAGGTAATTCTTTTCCGCGACGGAGCCGCCCGGGGTGGAGGGGGACACGTCAATATCCAGCAAGCCTTGAGCGTCCGCCATTTCCCGTACGAGCCGGGTCGAGGTCTTCACACGCTCGCTGGCGATCGACACCTTGGTATGGATGAGGGCGACGAAGGCCTTCGAGCACCCTTTCGGGCATTGAGGTATGACGCCAGCTTGAACTCTGGCCTCGAACCGTCCGTGCGCCGCGCACTCGAAGTCGTGCAGCACGCTCATGGCTTCCAGCCGGGCTCATCGAGGCAACGCCAGCGCTCGGGGTTATCGAGCAGCGTCTTGAACGAGGGCAACTTCGCGGCCGGGCGCTCGAAGACTGACACCTGGCTCAGCCGTCCGGTCTTCAGGTCGAACTGCATCTTGGGCCGCATCTTGAGCGGCACCGGGTGGTCGGCGATGACGGCGACGCCGCTCCAGCCGGGGAAAGCGGTCTTGTAGTACTTGAGGCGCCGACAGACGAGCTCGCCCGAGATGATTCGCTTCAGCACCCTGGAGAATCGCATCTGCCGGGTGGGCCACAGCCACACCCTTCCTGAAGCGTGACCGCGGAGGTTCGTCGGGTACTTGAGCCCGAGCGTGCGGGCGAGGGCCATGTTGGGCCAGCCGTGGTGATCGAGGAGTTCGGTGATCCACCACCTAATCTCATCGCAGCTCATGCAGTCGGGCGGGGCGACCCAGCGTCGGGTGCGCAGGCGCTTCGTGCGGTCAGGCATCATGTGAAGGCACCGGCTCCGTGCACCGGCAACGACCGAGGCGAAGGGACAATACCTGTGACGTCACCCGGAGCCGGCACCAGGGGGGAGTCTACCCGCGGGCGGGGCCGGAATGCCAAGGAGTCGCCGCTGGCGGTCGGCGAGGCGCTGGTAGACCGTGGGAGGCTTCATCTGCCCGCCGGACAAGGCGAGCTGCCGCTGGTTCTCTTCCAGCTGGAAGGAGATGCCCTGCAGCATCAGCCGCGGCCGGAGCCGGTCGAGCCACGCCTGGATCGCCAGCGCCGCCCCGATGACCCTATCGTCCTTGTGACGGTTGCTCCCCCCCGGCGCCTTGCCCGGCTCCTGCTCGATCCAGCGCATCTCCTCCAAGAGCGGTATCGAGTGGATGATGGCGAGGCCGCGCGCGAAGTAGTCCCTGAAGTTCCCCATGTACCTATTTTTCTCCTTGAAGGTGCTCTGCGTCCCCCGGGCGGTCGGGTTGCGCGTCATGGCGTCGAAGCGGCTGTAGAAGAACTCGCGCATGCCGCCCAAGAAGTTGTGGAGCTGCTTGCGGTCGGTGGGCGCACCACTGAAGCGCTGACGTCGCAGGTTGTCGATTTCGGTGAGCACGGCCGCCCCCGGGCCGTTGATTTCGAGATTCCAAACGCACGGCGAGTAGAGGCCGGCCATGTAGCACAGCACCCACGCGAACTGGTACGGCAGAAACGTCGGGCTCCAGAACTCCGCCACCTGTTCGGCTCGGTCTGACCAACACCGCCACACGCTGATCGTATTCGCGTCCGCCCAATCGGAGGAGCCGTAGATCGGGTCCGCCCCGAGTGTGTAATAGGCCTTCTCCTCGGGAGCGGCATAGATCGTGAGGTTACTCACCTTGCGCGGCGACTCGACGATCTGCGTGTCGGTGAGGCGCTGCTGAATCTCGATGCGCAGATGCCGGGGGACAGGCTCGCCGTTCAATCTGCGGCGCGTCGCGGTCAGGTCTTTGCTGGCGTAGTACTGAGTCCCGGTCGTGACGAAGGCAGTCTCCGCCAACCACGGCATCTCGCTCTTGGCGAGGTCGGGATCGGCGGTCTTCTCTTCCGTGTACCAGCGGTACCAGGCGATCTGCTCGGGTACCAGCTCCTTGGTGCCGTAGAGGTATTCGAGACAATCGCCGTACAGCACTGACACGTCGTGCGCGAGCCGACTCTCTTCCGCCGTCATGCGGCCCTGCTGCCCCCAGTACACTTTGTAGAGCTGATGGTCCTTCTTGTAGCGGTACAGCTCATGCGCCCACCACGAGACGAAGATCGCCTTCTGCGTGACCGCACGTTCGGCGATACGCCACTGCTCCTCAAACGCATTAAAACCGCTCGCGGTCGATTCCCACAGATACAGACGCGCCGGGTTCTTCTCGGCGAGCGAGTTCTTCAATACCTGGAAGGAACCCTGATCGCCCCAGAAAGCCACCTCAGTCCCGTGACAGAAGGCGTTGCCCTTGGCGCGTCCCAACTTTACGGTTTCGCCTACCCGGGTGCCTGCGATCTGATATTCGAGCCGGCTCATCTGACCGTCGCGGTGCCGCCATACGAACTCGTTGCGATTGTGCGTGGGACTGTACGGCTTGTAGGCCTTCGGCAGGCGTCGATAGGCCTCCGCGAGCTGCGTGCGAAAGTTGACGAAGGTCTTTTCATCCTGCGTCACCAGAGTCCCGTCCATGCCACCGTGGGTGAAGAGCCACCACAGATCGAGCGCCAGGAACACCGTTGACATGCCGAGCTGCCGGCACTTGAGCACGGTGAAGTCGTGGACGTCCTTATCGAACCCGGCGGCAATCTCGCGCATCACCCAGCGTTGCGGCCCGTAAGGCCGTCGCAGCCGGATCGTTCCATACTCCTTGGAGTTGATGACGAGCTGCGCGGCGAAGCGCCAGAACTCCTCAATCGCGAACCGTTCAGGCGTAGCGGTGACCACCTCTAGAGGGTGAGGCCTGCGGGGGAATGGGTAAAGGCTTGGCCGGCGTGCTCACCGCTCCCGTGCCTTCCGTCGTCTGCCATTTCATAAGGGCTCCGTGAGCTGCGTAAAGCCGCTCGCCGCATTGACCGTGAGTCCGGGGGGGTAGCCGCCGACACTCGCGACGCGCTGCAGGCAATCGGCGTTGATGTGACAGGGAGGGCCGGTGAGTGCCACCGTGGTCTGTAACGTGCTCGCCATCTTGCCGCGGATCACGAACTGATCGAACAGCGGCAGCGCGGTAGAACTCGCGAAGTTGGTGCTCGTGCCATCGGGCAGATAGTCGAACTTGATGCCGTAGCCGTTCGCCACGACGTTGTTCTCGGCGTAGTCGAGATAGACCGACTCGATGACCGGGACGCTGCCCTGGACGGCGGCTAAGCCCTGCACCTGGAAGTTCACCTTCGGCACCATCTGCGACTGCCCCGGCTGATTGAGCGCGGTGTAGCGCAGGTGCAGGTGCCGGGTCGAGAGCGAGTAGGCCTTCACGAGCGGCGAGTAGCCGAAGTTCACCCCGTCGCCGACGCAGCTGAGGGCCACGTTCTCGACGCCGTAGAGAAAGAACGGCCGCGACACCGAGGAGTAGAGATTCTCGATACGCGAGTGATTGCCAGCGTTGTGGAGCGCGATGCCGTACTCGCAGCCCGCGGCGCGCGTGTTGCCGGTGAGCGATAAGTGCTCGACGGTGGCGCCGGCATGGGGATCGGCCGTGCAGTAGAGGGCGCTGTACATGGCGGTGACGTTGAGATCCGAGATCGCGATGGCGCTCGAGCCCGGGCTCGCGTTGGACGCCACGACGCACACCGCGTTCGGGGCTGCGACCTTGACGATGGGACCGGCACCATCGACGTTCGTCACCGTCGCTGAGAAGCCACTGCCACTGCCACCGAACGCCCCCGCGGGAGCCGTCAACCCATCACCGACTTGATAGTTGCCGCCGGGATAGAGGATGCCGAGCGCGCTCACTTGCCCGCCCGCGACCGTCACGCCCACCGTCGCACCGCTCCCCGAGCCGCCCGCGAGTCCCACGTTGTTGTAGTAGCCGTTCACGTAGCCCGAGCCGCCCGCGGTCACCGCGAGCGCCGTCACCCCACTACTCATCAGCTGCGTGCCGCGGATCGTCGGACTCACGAGCCGCAAGCGCTGACAGCCGTGAAAGAGCATGAACGCCCCGCCCTGGACGATCCTCGTGGTCAGCACCGCGCCTGAGAAATCCATCGTGATGTCGTGACCGCCCGCCAAGATGAGGGCCGCCTGATAGGGCTGGTAGAGAATCGAACCATCGGCCTGCTGCTGCGGAGTACTGAAGGGGGAGGCCGGATCCAAGGTATTGACCGCATAGATCCCGGGCGCGAACCTCAGCACCCCACCGCCGGCCGCGACACACGCCGCCCACGCCGCGCGGATCGCGGGTCCACACTCACTCACCCCGTCCGCCACCGCCCCGAACCCGCCGACATCAAAGAGCGCCGTGCGCGCGCCATCGACCTCGTTAAGCCACGCGGCGGAGACGGTCCCCTGGCGGTCGACGAACCTCTGCAGCGGCAACATCCGCCAATCCTACCCCGGGCACCGCCAGCCCCGGAACCGCTAGCCCCGGCACGAACGGACTCAACAGCGGCCGCGGCGCCGGGGTTGCCGGCGGACTCACCGCAAACTGCTGCGGCAACGCACTCGCCTCCTCACACTCCCGCTTCAGGAGCGCATCCCACGTCCAGTCCACCCTTAATGCTTCCGCGTTCTGCCACTCCACCCACTGCGCTCTTCCGTTCTGCCAGCCGACGAGGTGCGGACGCACCCAGCCCGCGATGAGCCCGAGAACCTTCACCCGGTTGCAGAGCACCCGCCACCGCCCCACGCGATCCAAGTGATAGCCGTTCAAATCCCGCGGCCGCCCCTCACTGCACCCCTGACATCGCCACGGACACCCCAGGAGCGGACACTTCAACGCGCCGATGAACGGACAGCTCGCTTGACACTTCGCCAACCGCTCGCGGTTGAACGGACTCACCCCATCGAGCGGATTGTCCGCGGGACAAGTCACTTGGCACTCGGCGCGGGATTCGGACACGGCGCCGGAGCCGCCGGCTGCGCGACCGTCACGCAATGCGCCCGCGAGTAACTCCCCCGCTCACCGGGACCGGGCACCAGCACATCGAGCTTCTCACTGCGCGCCCACGCCGCTAGCGCCGAACACTGCGGACCTAACCCGATGTCACTCTCCTGATACGCCTCGTTCAAACACGCCACCACCATCGGCGTCGGCACCACCGTCACGTGCTCAAACAAACTACACCCCGACAGCCCTACCCCCATCACGACAAGCGCGGAAAGAACTCGTACACGTCCCTGATCAACAACGCCTCGCATGTCCCCATCTCCCGAATGATGCGCTGCAACGACTGTACCTCCCGCAGGATGATCACCGCATCCGCAGGCTCAAGCGTCAGATGCAACGGTAAACCCTCCCCAGCCGCTAACCGCCCCAGCTGCCGCCACAACAACTCCTCGCGCGTCATCGCCCCCACCTCCGAGCCTCCCGCTCCTTGTCCCGCTCAACCTCGCGCCTGAACCCCCACCACCCAAAGCCCAGCAGAAGCCCAAGCGCAAACTCCCCCAGCCAGCGATAAATCTCAAGCAACATCGTTGCGTCCCTCCAAAACTGTGAACCAGTCGGCAGACAAGCCTCCCTACGTGCGATAGGGGGGTACCCCAGGGGGGTCCTCCGGAGGCCCTTCCGCTTAAACCCCAATCTAACACCTCAGCACACAAATCACCGCGGGAAAATTTCTGAGGAGGAAAGCCGTGACGTGCACTTCCTCGAGCCATCGAGGCGTCCGACGCGCGGAACTGGTCCGAGCCGAGCCGTCGATTTAACGTAATGTGTATTATGCGAATCAGTAAGTGGTTGAAATCATTGGAGTTTGTGTGGAAGCTCTGTCTCAATGAAATCAAGGACTTACGAGGCCGGTGCGCCAGTGACTCACCGTGCGTCAGCGGCGTACCAGTGCGCCATTGGCTTATGCAGATCCTAGCTACTAGGTGGCTGTTGGTATGCGTCAATGGCATAGTGCGTCAGAGGCGTATTCTAACACCGACATAACATCTAACATCTAACACCTGACATGTTGGGGGTGCGTCATTGGCGCAGTGCGTCAGTGGCGTATGTTGGGATCTGGAGCTCCGGTAGACTGATCGGTCTACGTGCGTCATTGGTGTAGTGCGTCGCTGGCGCATCCTAATTATCCGTTGACGGATATTGACGCCGGCATTTATTGGCTGTTGGTTTCCATGTTGGTGAAGTGTCAGGGGGTGCGTCAGTGGCGCAGGGGTGGCGGGATACTTCACCCGGTAGGAAACAAACAGAGGGGGTGATTTGACAAACAGGCCTGATCTGTGCCACGTGCGCGGTTTCGTTTTGTGTGCTGAAGGCGCATGATCGGGATCCGGCCGGAGTTCCGGCTGGCGAGGCCTGCACCGCCTCGATGAGCGAATGACAAACAACCTGAGGAGGGACGACACATGCGACAGACACTCAAGCGCGGCCACACGGTCGCGGACCAGCTCGAGGAGCTGGCGGATCGGATCGAGGGGGAGGCCGGGCCTGCACCTGGTCGAGCACCTGGTCGAGCGGTCGCGATCTGGCCGAAGGCTCCGACACGCACGCGCAAGGTGCGCAAGCTAGCGGAGATCTCGAAAGACCATGATGCCGCACTGAAGGCGCGGGAGCTGCTCGGCCAGCAGCTGGTGAGGCTCGCTCAGCGTTACGGGAAAGCCGACGCCAAGGTGCGCCGCCTCACGCGCGAGCTGGACCGCGCCGAGACGCTGCTGATCGAGCAAGCCGATGCGGCGAGCGAGCTGGCACGGATCGAGGCGCAGCGGGCCTCACGGGAGGTCACGTGAGACGCGAGACAACAGCCGAGGTGGAGGCCTCCATCATTGCCGCGAGTCACGACGAGCTGGTGGACAAGGCGCTCGCCAACCTGCCCGAGGAGCTGCGCGGCGTGGCACTCGATGCCGAGGCCTTGAAACCCTTTCGCACGCGGGACTGGCAACCGCTGTCAGGCAGTGCGCGTCTGGAAACACCTGACACGTTGACGCTCACCGTGCGCATGACACTGCGGCCGCAGGGGGAGCTGCGCCAGCTCACGCGCGAGGTCGTGCGCACGGCCAAGGCAGATCGGGCCAAGGAGCGTACCTGCCCGCACTGCTCGCGCGGACTGAAACGCCCGAGGAGCTGCCGGATCCGCGAGCGTTACGCGGGGCAGTTCCCGGCCGACTACGTGTGCGATTGCATCGAGCGCCACCACACCACCACAAACGGCGGGCGCGCGTGGCACGGCGCGAACTGCTCCCAAGGCCTCGGCTACCCGAAGCTCAAGGAGCTGGCGGCACTCATACGGCGCTGGGCCTTCGCGTTGCCGGACTGCAAGGGAGGGGACAAGTGCCAGTGTGCGGGGAGCGTCAAAGTCGAGCACCAACAGGCTCCCGCCGTGAAAGGCAAGCCGCAGCTCGACACGAGTTATAGCCACTGGCACGGCGCGCAGGATAAGCGGGCGGTGTTTCGACTCGGCACGTTGACGTTGCGCTGTCTGAACGGTCGGCAGCATGGCTATGCGCTGGCGGAGAAGTTCGAGAAGGGCCGAGTCAACTGGGGCGCGCCGCTGCGGCCGGGGAAAGGCTCGCTGGCGCGGCCCAAGGACTGGCGCGAACTCCTCGCCAAGGTTGGCTCCGACAAGCGCGATCCGGTGTGGATCGAGGAGCTGCCCGAGTGAGCCGCGCCAACGGCGTGGTGGTGTACGAAGGTCCGAGCGCCATGGACGGCGCTCCCATCGCCGTGGTCGCGATACTGGAATCCGCCAACCAAGCGACCGGCCCCATGGTGCAGACCTACATCTTCCGCAGCGATGTGCACCCGGTGCAGGCCCAACATGCTGGCATGGACGCCAGTGTGTGCGGCTCGTGCGCACTGCGCGGGCACCTCATCGAACGCCCAACGCTGCCGTTTCCAACGCTCGCGAACGAGGACCGCCGCTGCTACGTGCTCGTGTGGCGCGAGGTGGCGCAGATCTGGTCGCATTACCGGGCGGGCAAGTACCCGCGCCTCACGCACCCTGAAAGCCTCCGCAGCTTGGGGTACTGCCGGGCCATTCGGCTGGGGAGTTACGGCGACCCGGCGGCGGCCCCGGTAACGCTCTGGGAGGCGCTCTGTGCCGATGCCCGGCTCGTGACGGGGTACACCCATCAATGGCGCACGCACGCCGCGCTCAAGCCGTTCTGTATGGCCTCAGTGGACTCGGTTGCCGAAGCGGCGGAAGCCAGCTCGATGGGCTGGCGCTACTACCGCACCCGCCGTCGCGGGGAGCTCGAGCAGCTCGCCGGCGAGATCGTGTGTCCAAAGTCGGCCGAAGCCGGCCGCCGCCTCACCTGTATCGAATGCCGCCACTGTGATGGTGCGCGTTCGGGGCGGCGCGGCAACGTGGTCATCAACCTGCACGGCCCCAGTGCGGCCGCGCGCGAAGTCCAGCGTCAGAGGCAGGCGTGAAGCCTGTCTCTCGCGGTGCACTTCGCACCTTGGGGAGAACCAACAATGCACTGGCAATTCCACATCTCGCGCACCTGGAGGCACGGCCGGCCGCACCGCTACTACGCCATCATCGCGTCAACGGTGGGTCCGCACCGGCGCACGCCGCGCGTCGTCGCGACGACGCTCCTGCACATCGACCGCAA